TTAAACATGACTTCAATGCTAGAAGTCGTAGGCGGTGCGGTTGAGAACGTCAGCGTAGTGCCGCTTACAGTGTAAGTGTTCTTTTGCTGGTACACGCCGTTAATGTACACAAAGGTGTAGTTTTCACCTAGCGACGCAGCGCTTAAAGTAAAGTTAGTCGTTGACCCGTTGCCGGTAAAGTTTGAGACTTGATACGCTGCTGCGCCCACGCCAATAATGTTGTCGTAAGTACCAATTAAGACATCTGCCGATGTTTTAAGCAAAAACTTGTATGGCGCTGGAGACAACCATATTTCACCGCCAGATGGAACCCGCCCTGCTGAATCCAGCACAATGGGATTGGTGTGCGCCGTGCTACCAGACGATGTGGTGTAAGCCGCTAGTGGCGTGGTAGTGCCAGCCGCATAGGTATACAGCTTACCGCCCGACAAAATTGTGCCATTATTGTCAAAGAATTGCGCCGCTGCGCCGCCAACTGGAGATAGAAAGACAGTCATGCTATTCCTTCATTATGAATTTTCAAGACTTGAAACTCTAGCCTCAAGTTCATCAATTTTTGCTAAAGCAACTTGCAGCGCAATAACCGCTTTTTGATGCAAAATAGATTGTTTAAGTGTTTTTACACCTTCGTCATCTTCAGAGACAAGACCTGGGCTAATTTTCTCAACATCTTGTGCAATCAAACCAAGCATACGCCTGTCATCGCCAATAATATTAAATTTGGCAAATTGAAATGCCTTAATGTCATTGACTTGCGTTTGCTTTTCAGCTTCAGTTAAATACACTACGTTTTCTTTAATTCGCAAATCAGAATACGTTGCATAAGTGCCTGTTCCGTTAATGTTTGAGCCATTAGCTAACATTGAGCAACGGGTGGCATTGCTTGGCGATGCATAGGTTGTCCATCCACCCCATGTATCAAGTATTGCCGATGCCGATGAAAGGCCGTTTGTGTATCGTTGATATGTTTGATGCCATTCGGCATTTGAATTGCGAATAGGATAATCAACAGCCGGGTCAGTAATGTTTGCTATATTTTTTACAATAATGGTTTGCGTAGTAGCTTGTTGCGAAAATTGCCAGTCATAGACGTTATTCGTGCTATGAAGCATATCCATTTGTCCAGTAACTAATGTCTGAACTGGGAATCGAATTTTATAGAACCGCATAATATTTGTTGTCGGTTCAAATTCCACCCCATTCTTACTATTTACAATAGTATTTTCTTCGCTTGAGTTATCAGTAATTCCGCTTGCGACAACAGCGCGAATAGTGCTTCCTTTGCAATTTGCGTTATTTGTTAATTCAAGATCAAGATTAGATGCATTGTTTTCTGCATATATAGAGAAATCACATCCGCGACTATTATTAAGGCGAACCCCTGCGCCAGTGTTACTTTGCGCGGTAATGCCCACGCCAAAATTTTCCCATCCATTTGAATTATTGAATCCAATGCCAGTATTGCTTCGGCAATCAATGTTTATAAAAACAGCGGCATTGGTGTTGGGAGTGGCAGCGCCGTTAACTAAAAAGCCATCGCCTTTGTTGCCAAGCACATAAATATCTTTGAAACTAGACAAATTACCGTCGTTGTATTCAATACCGTGCGAACCGCATTCAACAACTGAAACCCGTTCTAATTTTGATCTGCCGCATTGGGTTAGCTTAATACCTTGCGTGGTATCAGTTCCAGAACCAACAACAGCAAAATCTCGCAATGTTGATCCTGCACTGCTAGTTATTTCAATTGCAATAACATCCGCGCCTTTAATAAGATATGTTCCTCGACGATCTCCAACATTTTGGATAAGATTTGCTTCGCCAATAAATCCAATTGGTGAACTGATTGTCAGCTTGGAGTTAATTTTGTACGCGCCAGTAGGCAAATACACCGAACCTTTTGCTGTTTGTGCAGCATTGATGGCTGCTTGTATTGCGGCAGCATCATCGGTAGTTCCATCGCCTTTTGCTCCATAGTCGATGACATTCAACATTGAACCAGCAATCATTGAATAAGAAACTTTTGTAAGTGCCATAATTTACCATCCTGCTAAAATTACATATTTCTGCCCGCTATCACCGCAATCAGCTAAGAATTCATCCTTTTGCTCTGCGGAATAATTGCGGCATTTTACGCGCTGAAGTTGCTCACCAACAAGTTCAAGCCAGGCGGCTTCAAGCGTGTTGGATTGAGTGTCGTGGGTTACAGAGGCAAGATAACTCATGCCGTTACTCCTTTTATGACAACAAAATTGAACACCGGCTGTTCAATAGTTACGCCGCCTGTTGTGGCGAATGTTATCCGAAAGCTACCGGCTGCGGTTGCGGTGACAAATATTTGGTACAAATCTGTACCTGACTTTTGCGTGACATGGACAACATCGGTAGCTGCCACAGTTGAATTGGTCACCGTAAAACTTTGAAAAGTTGCAAGGCCCGCAGCAGAAACAAGCGTGATAGCGCCATTTGTCTTGTTCAATGTTACGCCGGTTGTGCGCGATGTAACTTGGGTGACTGTGCCGCCAGAACCTGTGGTATAGCCTAAACCGCCCGCCCCAAACACAAGCACATCGCCAGAAAACCAATTAGCAGCTGTGCCTGATGCGTAAAAATTGTATTTGTTTGCGCCGCTAGTAACTAAGCTAGTAATTCCATAGTTGTTTGTTCCTCGGGTTTGATTTGCAATGTACAAACCGTGGGCGTTTGTAATTGTTGAGCCTGACCCAAGGGTTGCGTTTGCTGCCCAAAATCCTGCCACATCCGTTACAGTAAAAGCGGCAGCTTGAGTAGCTGGTACGCTAATAAACGAACGAATTGCCGTTGTTGCAGTAGAGTTTGCAGTAAAGGCTGACCTTATTCCTTCTTGAACAACGTTTGTGGCTGTGTTAGTCCCCAGAATATTGATTGAACGGTCAGCAGTTGCTGCACCACCAACACCCATGTACCCATTTACCGTCACGGTGTCAGTGCTTGCATCGCCAAGGGTCGTGTTACCCGTACTGCTAAGAGACGTAAACGCTCCAGAGTCAGGCGTAGTCGCGCCAACAGTTCCATTGATGTTAATGCTTGCAGTGCCGGTAAGGTTGGTGACCGTCCCGCTGCTTGGCGTACCCAATGCCCCACCATTAACAACAAACGCGCCAGCAGTACCTGTATTAACTCCTAGAGCCGTAACAACACCTGTGCCTGTAGTGACAGTGCTTGGCGCTACACCTGCACCACCACCAACTACCAAAGCATTAGAAGCCAAAACAGCGGACGATGCCCAAGTTGACGCGCTGGAAAAATACACTACGCCGCCGCTAGTCCCAGCCACCGTCAAAGCTGGCGTGGTGGTTGCCGTTGCGACTGAAATTAGCCCGCCAGTAAAGCTGACGCTGGTTACAGTTCCGCTAGTTGCAGGCGCAGCCCAAGTTGGTGCGCTGCCTGTTGTAGCCGTTAAAACTTGGCCTGTTGTACCCGCAGCGGTAAATGCATAAGCTGTACCCGTGCCATAAGATACGCCGTACGCCGTAGGGGTCGCAGAACCGTTTGTTCCACCATTGGCAATAGCCAAGGTGCCTGCAAGCGTTACAGCGCCTGTGGAGGCTGTTGCTGGCGTTAGGCCGGTAGAGCCACCCGAAAAAGAAAGAACGCCAGAATTGGCAATGGTGATGGTCCCCGTTGCATTGGTGACTGTGATGCCACTGCTAGGCGTTAAGGTGTTAAGGGTATATCCTGTGCCATTACCAATCAGCAACTGCCCGTTGGTTGGGATAGTGGATAACCCTGTGCCACCGCTAGTAACGGGGATAACGCCAGTGCCAGACCCAATTAGGTCATACAAGCTATAAAACCATCTGTACCACTCACGCGACACCGCCCCTGTTCGCTCGTCAGTAAGCGGAACACGCGGTGGTGTAATTTGAGTGGAATTGGGGCTGGTAGCCATAGTTAGGCATTTGTCGGGCTAAGTAGCAACTCCGCGCCCATGATGGCAACCTTGACAGGATCAGTGCCGGACACCTCATAAACCCTGTCGCGCAGCTTGAGCGTCATCCCCAACCGCCGCCAAAAAACGCGCTTGTAATATTCGCCAATCTTGCCCATACCGGCCCAATGCTCACTGCTCCAAGTATGGCCGCCGTCATCCGACCAGCGCAACATTACTTGAGGATCAGAGCCTTGCCCAACATTTAGCCCAGTGCCAGATTCAACATCTAACTGCAAGCTGTGATGCGCGGTGCGCTTGAGATTGTTTGTGCCTGATGGCAACGCACGCCATGAGCGCAACCACTTTTGTACATCGCCGTTATCAGCGTATACATCAAGGTCTAATGTGTAGATGTTGCCATTTTCATAGTCACCCACAATAATGTTACCGCCAAAGTTGCATTGGCAGTTGCTGCGGTGACGGGTGAATTCGCCAGCGTCCCACCCAGCGCGTTCATGCCAGGCTTGCGTAGCTACGTCATACACCCAAGTGGCATTACCCGATGGAAATGTCAGCACATAGAAGGCGTGGCCTTCCTGCTGGTAGGTGTAAGCGATAGCGTCTGAGATGTTGCCATATTGAGCAATTGCGTACTCAATAGCGTGCGTGGAGATGCGTTGGCCGGTGTAGCCGTTAGCGCGGTACACAATGCCTTGTCCTCGAGCATCTGTACCTAGCCAAAACAAACCATTGTCCATCTTGGCAATTGTGTATGCAGACACACAACCAATTTCATTAAACGCGCCTTGAATGCGTTGCAATGGAAAGTCGGCAGCGCCCGAGTCGTACCAGACTTCTACTGAATCAGTGCCAAACACCCATAGTTCGCGGTGATCGGATATGAGTCCCACTACACCATCGGGTGAACCTTCAGCAGATGCAAAATCCAACGGGTCAACTGATGTTCCGTCTAGCAATTGCGAAACCCAAATAATCTGGCTATTGGGTTGGTTAAAAACAAAATATCCATCTAGGTAAGCCACAGTTACAGCGCCAGCAAAGTCTGAGTCTGTAATTTGAGCAAACACATTGGTAGTTTCGTTGTAGATGTACCCGTCAGGATTGCAAGCAAAGAAAATCTGCGTGCCGTTATCTGCAATAGAAACTGGCCCTGTACCGGACACCGTACCTAACAGTGTCGGCGTGGCCGTCAAGCCGGTCAGCTTGTAGACTTCTTGACCAGACACGACATAAAAGTCGCTGCCGTTAGTTTGGTGCGCCCACAAAGCGCGAATTGGGCCTGTGCCCACCGTTTGCAAAAAGTTGAGTCCAGGGGCACGATTGAGAAATGCCGCCGTCTGTCCTCCGTCTGGTGTGGTTTCTGGGAACAGGTTAACCATCCTGTTGTCCGCAGCGTTGATACTGCGGGCAACGTAAGACGCGCCGAGTATCGGGGTTTGCATCAGTAGTTTCCTGCGTAGATGTTGAACCGCTGGCGAGTAGCCACGATGGCGTAGGGCATTGACATTACATCATCGGGGTTGTTGATGCGTTTGAGATTGCGCTTACTGGTCATGGCAATGCGGGTTACTTGTGGGCTAGGCTCAACGCCAAACTCAGGCGCAATCTCCATCGCCAAATTGTAAGTAAACGCACGCAAGTAACCTGGAGGAAACGCTAGCACAGTTGACAAGTCGGCTGGTTGAGTAAGTTCCTCAACACTAATAAAGTGCCATTCCAAATCCCGCGTAGGCTTGGGATAGATGTACATATCCACATCGGGATATGTCATGTTGATAAACAGCACTTGCGGATATGTGGATGTAACCGTCTTAACAGCAATA